CTTGTCTTATATCATAATATCTAAAGTATTGATTACCTATCGCACCATAAGCTGAGTTAAGAGCAATCTTCTTTGCCCATTGTATATTATGACAACGAGATATTTCTTTAGCAGTTGCAGGGTCTTTTGTCTTTTGATATTCTTGTTTTGCTTGAAACGCTAAAGTCTTAAACTTAACCCTATCATTATACATACTTTCCATAAGTCTAGGTAGAAACCCTGGACTATCTATTTTAAACTTAGCACCATTTGGTGTAATACAAGCACCTTCAGCTTTTAAATGTGTCAGCGGTGTCGCATGATCTAACAATTTATCAACTGATATGCCTGATGGTTCTACTCCAATAATTTTTTCTGGAGAAATATTATATTGCATAATCAAATGAGGATATAGCGAGTTAATATCAAACGATACAATCCAATTATGCATACCTGTGATTGGGTCTTTTACATAAGCACCTTCGTACTTATCATCTTTAATATTATCTACCTTTGGTGGAATCATAACATTGTCTTTTTTCAAGTAATTGTAAATTAACATATCCCACATTCTTACTTGTGAAAATACATCTGTATAATTTACTTTGGCTTCATATGCCATAGTTAAGACTAGTTCAATTAGTTTTAGTTTATCTTCTAGTTGGTCAACAATCTCAACGTCTTTAATGTTATAATCAATAAATGATTGATAGTCTTTTGTATACCATTCTCTAAATGTATCGTAAGGGTTATCATCTTTAGGTAAACCAAGTTCTACTCTACCAATGTAATCAAGTTTATAACTCTCTTGCTTTGTTGGTATAAATTTTTGATATAAGTCCAAGTAATCTAACATAGAAATACCAAAGATTTTATAATGAGTTTGTGGTCTGCCTCTTACTATTATAGTTTCTCTTTCAACTAAATTCCATGGTGAAAACTTTTTAAGTACCTTTTCATCTACTATGTTTCTAATACGATTAAACAAATAAGGTATATCGAAAAACTTTGTATTCCAACCAGTGATAACATCTGGATAGTTCTTAATCCAAAACTTCATAAACTCCATAATCAAAGACTTCTCATTATTACATTTAATATAAGTTACATCAGTTCTATCTGTTTTAAATTCACCTGTACCCCAAGTTATGATTTGTTTATTAGATTGATTCTTTACTGTGATTGCTAGTATTTCTTCTATTGCATCATCTATATCAGGAAAGCCATTCTCTGCAGTACACTCTATGTCAAGTGTAAATATTTTTATTTGTTCTTTATCAAATACCATATCTTCAGGATATTCATTTGCGATATATTGATATTGGTATCTATCCATACCATATAATTGTGCGTTACCTGCATTATAACTTCTTTTAAATTCTCTTGCTTTTACTATATTAGGAAATTGTATTGGTTTTAATGTTTGACCTTGTAACGTTTTAAACTTTGAATCTTCTGGTGAGGTAACATACAGAGTTGGACTAAAGTCAAGTTTTTCTTTGTATTCTTTACCCTCGTGTATACCACGAACAAGTAACTTACCTCTATGTTCAATAACGTTTTTATAAAAGTTCATAATTTATATAAAGAAATTAATTTCTTTTGTTAAGTATTTCCAACTACGTGGAAACTTCTCATTACATAGTTTGTATATTTCATTTGCCACGTCTCTAGTTTCTTTTTGTGTATCTGGTTTACATCTTAAATTACATATCCTAGAAAAAGCATATAGTGTTCCTGACCAATACCATTCAGTCATCATTGATTGAGGTAATACCATACGTGCTTGTTCTGGCGCTACACCTTTTTCTAATAGAGTATTGTAAGTTATTAAACAACTCTCCATTGCTGATTCCATACTATACTCGATTGTTTGATCTAGTTTAATCTCACCATCACTTCCTTGTTTAGAGTTCTTTGGACGACCTCTCCATGTTTCAGGTTTATATAGTTCAGGTGGAAAATCAACATAACGTCTGCTGACTTCGTTCCATGCTAAACCTACTTGATGTTTAACTAATTGTCTTGCGACAAAGATAGGTGCTTTAATTCTGAATTGTAAACTTGCATGAGCAAATGGAGACCAATGATTATGTTCGGCAAGATACTTAATAAGTTTCTCATCTTTAACTACATCAAAGGCGTCTTTTGTTTTTGAGTAACTTACTCTAGCAGCATTCACTACCGTTAAGTCTGTACCCATTGTATCTATCAATTCAACTTTCATCATAATTTATGGTTATCCAGTAAATGTACAACTAAACCATCGTGTTTTTTTTCTAAACTAATTTGACAAGCTAATCTACTGTGCATAGTATCATAACCTTTTTGATATTCTATCATATCTATTTCTAGTGAACCTTTGTCTGGTTGTCCTATTACAGATATCCACTTTTCATCTATGTTTACGTGACAGGTACCACAGGCACAACAACCACCACAATCTGCTGGTATCTCATCAATGGCAACGTCAGAGAAATCTCTAGCGGCTTCCATTATAGTCATGCCTATATTTACTTGGACAGGAATAACTTCCTGACCTCTCATAAAATTAACAGTTATCATTTACAGTTTTGGTACTGTATTTTCTGTAATTAATCCTGGTGTCGTATTCGATATAATCGAACTAGTATTTTGTGAGTATGATTTTAATAAATCATCTTTGGGATCTGTCATAAAAACAATTTTGTCTTTACTAACAGTGATTGTATCACTCTTACCAAAAGCATTATACAAACTCATCATAAGTTGTATAGGTTTTCCTGGTGCTGCTTGTTGAGGTATGATTACGAAAGGTGATTTTAAACTAACACCTTGGTCATTCTCACCTACCTTAGCAATTACATCTTCGCCGGTAGTCATTCTTAATATCTTCACTTCTTGCATAATATCTCCTATTTGTTTATAATTATATCATATCCTGACGCATTTGTCAAGTCTTATTTCTTTTCAAAGCCAACCTTTTCTTCTTCACCTTTTTTATCAACGGGTTTTAATCGTTTACTTAATACAAACGTTCTATTAGGGTTGACACTAATATTCATTTGACGCATTAATTCTCTATTTACTAGTAAGTCTGAACCTGATCTAGGTCTGGAATCCAAACCAACTTCAATATCTTTATATACAATACCATTAAATGTTATATCTACTAATACTGTTGGTCTTGTTTCCGATGGTTCTTGTCCATCAGCGTTTGCTCTGAATACTTTACTTACACCTTTTTTAGGTTTAGTAAAAGTTTTACCATTGTATTTCCATTTTACAATTTTACCTTTAGACTCAAGTATCTCATCAGCATGTAAAGCACATGCCTTTGATCCATTACCTGTGTCAAACTTAACTCTTACTTTACCAATATCATCTATATCAACTGTTTCTAACCAACCAGTTTCTATAAGTGCTTGTCTATCCCAATGAGCTCTGTCTGTAATATGATCTATTACATTGGACATCATTTTTTCACCATCTATTCTTCCTGCTGGTTCTGCTTCAGCATAATAGTCTCTATGTTGATAGCCTTCGTAATCAGCACCTGATCCAGGACTACCATTGATCTCTAATAGATATGGTTTGTTTTTAAATATGATATGATCTACACCAACCATATAAGCTCTGGATACTCTAGCTGCTTTTAATACTAATTCTTTTTCTTCATCATTCAATATATATGGTGACGCCTCTGCGCCTCTGTGTGTGTTTGATCTAAAGTCAAAACTACTGTGAGTTCTTTTTGTACTAGCAAAAATTTTATTATCTACTACAAACGTTCTTATGTCAAAATCACTAGGCATATATTCTTGTATTAGAAGTTCTGCTTTTAATTTCCACATCGCTTGTACAGTTGCCACAAGGCCTTCGTAACTTTCTATTTTGATTACTCCTACACCTTGTGTTCCTGTTAGTGTCTTTAAGATGATAGGGAATTTTCCACCAATCATATCTAATCCACTTTTGATATTGTTCTCGTTTGAAATAAATGCTGTTTTAGGCATTGGTAATCCAAACTTCTCAAATAATAATGCTGTTGTTAGTTTGTTATCACAAGTTAGCATTGAAGCTCTTGTGTTCATCATAAATGCTTGTGAGTTTTGAAATGATGATATCAATGAAAGA